GCCACGGGCAAGCTGCAGGTGAACGACAGCGAGGAGCTGCACCTGATCCCGATGACGATCCAGGTCGGCGTGAAGCCCCCGAAGGACGGCTACGGCGAGAAGAACACGATCCGCTACCTCGTGCCCGAAACGCCGCCTGCCGCACCGAAACAGCCGGCTGCGGCACAGCCGGCCAGCGCACCCGCCCAGCCGACCGCCCGCCCGACCACCGCGCCCTGGCGCGCCAAGAGCTGACGCCCTCGGCCGCCGCGGGCTGACACTCGCGGCGGTCCGGACATCGCCAGACCCGAGAGACCGACCATGACCAACATCACCGACGCGGCCTGCGCGGCCGCGAACGCCCCCGGCTTGCCTGACGACGCCCGGCGCCTGATCGAGATCGAGGACGCCATCGCGAAGATCCGCACGCAGATCGCGACCGCCGATCTGGCGCGGCAGCGGACGGCGAAGCCGATCGACCCCGACTGGTTTCACCGCGCGCGCACGGCGCTGCGCCACCTCAATCGCGAGCGCGCCGAGATCCTCGCCCGTCAGGGCGGCCGCCGCCGGCGCGAGCGCCTGAAGGACATGATCATCGCCGTCCTGCGCGAACGCCATGACGGCGCCGCCTGGACCGCGGTGCTGGCGGAGGCGCGGGCGCGGCTCGAGCAGGAGGAGGCGCGCTGATGGCCGAGCTTCCCGACCCCCCGACGCCGACCCTCTCCGCGATTTACGCCGCCTACGAGGCCCGGCAGGGCGACGGCTTCCGCGACCACCTCGGCGCCTCGCTGATCGGCAAGTCCTGCGCCCGCGCGCTCTGGTACGACTTCCGCTGGGCGACGCCAGCGCGGCACACCGGCCGCATCCTGCGGCTCTTCGAGACCGGCCAGCTTGAAGAGGCGCGGCTCGTCCGCGATCTGCGCGCCACGGGCGCCACCGTGCTGGAGGTCGATCCCGAGACCGGGCGGCAGTTCCGCGTCGAGGCCCATGGCGGCCATTTCGGCGGCTCGCTCGACGCGGTCGCCCTCGGTCTGCTCGAAGCGCCGAAGACCTGGCATGTCGTCGAGTTCAAGACGCATTCGGCGAAGAGCTTCGCCGAACTCGTCGGCAAGGGCGTCGCGCTCGCCAAGCCCCGGCACCTTGCGCAGATGCAGGTCTACATGCACCTGACCGGCATCTCGCGGGCGCTCTACGTTGCGGTCTGCAAGGACTCCGACGCGCTGCACATCGAGCGCGTCCCGGCCGATCCCGAGATGGGCGAACGCCTGCTGGAAAAGGCGCGGCGGATCATCTTCGCCCAGCATCCGCCCGAGCGGATCAGCGCGGATCCCGCCTGGTTCGAGTGCCGGTTCTGCGACCACCACGGGCTCTGCCATGGCGAGGAGGCCGCGGCCATCACCTGCCGGTCCTGCCTGCATTCGACGCCCATCGAAGCGCCTCCAGAAGAAGTGGGAACCGGTTCTTCGTCCGGAAGCGCGACCAACAGGGACGTCGGCGGCTGGCATTGCGCGCGCCACGACCGGTTGCTCGACCCGGCGGACCAGCGCCGCGCCTGCGCCCGGCACCTGTTCATCCCCGATCTCGTCCCCGGCGAGGTGACCGACGCAGGCGAGGACTTCGTCGCCTACCGCATGCGCGACGGCTCGGCCTGGACCAACGACGCCCGCGATGAGGAGGCCGCCGCATGCTGACCCTGCGCCCCTACCAGCAGGCCGCGATCGCCTCGATCTACGGCTATTTCGAGAAGGAGAGCGGCAACCCGCTCGTCGTCATCCCCACCGCCGGCGGCAAGAGCCTCGTCATGGCCGCCTTCACCTGTGGCGTGCTCAAGGCCTGGCCGGATCAGCGCGTGCTCGTCGTCACCCATGTCCGCGAGCTGATCGCGCAGAACCATGCCGAGATGCTGGGGCTCTGGCCCGAGGCGCCGGCGGGCATCTACTCGGCCGGTCTCGGCCGCCGCGATGCGCGGGCCCGGATCCTCTTTGCCGGCATCCAGTCGATCCACGACAAGGCGACGCGCATCGGCCATGCCGACCTGGTGCTGATCGACGAGGCCCATCTGATCCCCGGGCGGTCGAACACCATGTACCGCCGCTTCCTCAATGACCTGCAGGCGATCAACCCGGCGCTGAAGGTGATCGGGTTGACGGCGACGCCGTTCCGGCTCGACAGCGGCATGCTGCACGAGGGCGAGAACGCGCTCTTCACCGACATTGCCTACGAGGTGTCGGTCCGCGACCTGATCGATCAGGGCTATCTCGCCCCGCTCATCTCGAAGCAGACGCAGACCCGGCTCGATGTGACGGGCGTGGGATCGCGCGGCGGCGAGTTCATCGCGCGCGATCTCGAGGACGCGGTCGACCAGGATGCCATCACACGCGCGGCCGTGGCCGAGGTGATCGCCCATGGCGAGACGCGGCGGTCCTGGCTCGCCTTCTGCTCGGGCGTCCGCCACGCCACCCATGTTGCCGAAGAGTTCCGCCGCCGCGGGGTCAGCTGCGCCACCATCTTCGGAAAGACGCCGAAGGACGAGCGCGACCGGATCATCGCCGCCTTCAAGCGCGGCGAGATCAGGGCGCTGGCCTCGATGGGCGTGCTGACGACGGGCTTCAACGCACCAGCCGTGGATCTGATCGCCATGCTGCGGCCCACCAAGTCGGCCGGGCTCTACGTCCAGATGGCGGGTCGGGGCACGCGGCTCGCCGAGGGCAAGGAGAACTGCCTCGTTCTCGATTTCGCGGGCAATGTCCGCCGGCATGGCCCCATCGATCTCGTGCGGCCGAAGCGGCCGGGCGGTCCGGGCGACGGGCCGCCGCCCACCAAGATCTGCCCCGAATGCGGGACCATCGTGGCCATTGCCGCCCTCGAATGCCCCTGCTGCGGCTTCGAGTTCCCCGGCCGCGAGGTGAAGCTCGAGCCGACCGCCTCGACGCTGGAGGTGCTGTCCACCGGCAAGCCGCAATGGGTCGGCGTCACCGACGTCACCTTCAGCCGCCACGAGAAACGCGGCGGGCGGGTTTCGCTGAAGGTCACCTACCGCTGCGGGCTCGCCTTTCACACAGAATGGGTCTGCTTCGAGCACGAGGGCTATCCGCGCCGGAAGGCCGCGAGCTGGTGGCGCGAGCGGGCGCCCGAGTTGGAGGTGCCCCAGTCCGTCGACGAAGCGCTCATCCTCGCGGACGAGCTGCGTCGCCCCACCGAGATCGCCGTCCGCCCCGCGGGCCGCTTCACCGAAATCACCGCCTACAGGTTCGCCCCATGCCTCACAGCCGTTCCGGCCTCTGCGCCGTCTGCCATCGAGAACCCCGCGGCTGGGGCTGGTTCGACCCGCGCTTTGCCGTCTCCGACCCGCGGCGCGACACGAGCCGCAGAGACCTCTGCAGCCGGGTTTGCCAGGACATCTGCCACCGGAGGTCGGGCATGATCGATCCGACCCCGAACGAGACTGCGGCCATGGTCGAGGGCGGCAAGGCCGGCGGCGCATACCTCGACAGTCTCGGGAAAACCGATCTCGCCCTGCTCACCGAGAAGGAGTGGGACACCTTCGTCGAGGTGATCGTCACCGGCTACTGCGACCACCTGCGCGATCTGGCGGCCAAGGACCGCGCCCGGCTCGTTGGCATGATCCCGGAGGCGCCCTTCTGATGGCGGACACCTCGTGGATGGCGCGCGTGGGCGCGCGTCTCGTGGCCAATGGCTACGCGATCCTGCCGATCGCGCCGGGCGCCAAGAAGCCGGGGCTCTTCGCCCGCGGCGCGTGGCGCGACTATCCGCGCTGGAACAGGCATGCGCATCGCGCCACGACCGAGATCGAGGTCGCAACCTGGTCGAGCTGGCCCGGCTGCGGCGTCGGAATCGCGGGCGGTGCAGTCGCAGCACTCGACATCGACATCGCCGAAGATGGCGAGCTGGCGCTGCGCATCGAACGCTTGGCCCGCGAACGGCTGGGCGACACGCCGGCGCTCAGGATCGGCAAACCGCCGAAGCGGCTCCTCGTCTATCGCACGCGAGAACCCTTCGCCGGGATCCGGCGCGCGCCGCTGGAAATGCTTTGCCTCGGGCAGCAGTTCGTGGCCTATGCCGAGCATCCCGATACCGGCCGGCCCTACGCCTGGCCGGACGAGGGCCTCGCGGATCTCGACATCGAGAGCCTGCCCGAGATCGACGCCGACCGGGCAGCGGCCTTCCTCGACGAGGCGCTGGCGCTGATCCCGCCCGATCTGCGCCCGAAGAGCCTCGGTGCGAAGGCGGCGAACGGGACCGGGCACCCATGTCTGCCCGCGCATGCGCAGGCTGGGACGCTGGCGGCGATCCGGAGCGCGCTCGCCTGGCTGCCGAACGCCGAGCTCGATTACGACAGCTGGATGCGCATCGGCATGGCACTGAAGGGTGCCTTGGGCGATGAGGGCGCAACGCTCTTCACCGAATGGTCGGCGCAGGCGGCCAAGAACGACCCGGCCGCGACGGCGAAGGCTTGGGCGAGCTTCAGGCCCGCGCGGATCGGCGCCGGCACGATCTATCACCTCGCCATGGAGAAGGGCTGGCGTCCCGACCCCGACCTGCTGCTCGACGGCAGTCAGAAGGCGTGTGCGGCCGACGAGCATCCCGCGGCCGGCCTCCTCGCGCGACTCGCACGGCCCGAAACCTCAGCGCCGATCCTCCCGCCCACGCCGTCCTTCACGCTGACGATCCCGGGCGGGCTCGTGGGCGATCTCGCACGCTACATGATCGAGACGGCACGCAGGCCTCAGCCGCTTCTCGCGGTGGGCGCGAGCCTCTGCGCCCTCGGCGCCCTGATGGGGCGGCGCTACCGCACCGAGTCAGACCTGCGCACCAACCTCTACATCGTCGGCATCGCCGACAGCGGCTCGGGCAAGAACCACGCCCGCGAGGTGGTGAACCGGCTCTTCTTCGAGGCGGGGCTCGCGCATCACCTCGGCGGCAACAAGATCGCCTCGGGCGCGGGGCTGCTGACCGCGCTCCACCGCCAGCCGGCGATCCTGTTCCAGCTCGACGAGTTCGGGATGTTCCTCTCGGCCGCGGCCGACCGCAAACGCAGCCCGCGCCACGTCACCGAAATCCTCGACAACATGACGGAGCTCTACAGCGCGGCGAGCGGCGTATTCCTCGGCGCGGAATACGCCAACCGCGACGGCTCGAACGAGCGGCGCGACATCGTCCAGCCCTGTCTCTGCGTCTATGGCACCACCACGCCGCTTCATTTCTGGGGGGCGCTTCAGGGCGC